TCACGAGAGCACCGCGCGGGCCCGCCGCCACAACGCCAGGCGCTCCGCCTGGCCATTCAGGCCGCCGTTGATACGCCGGGTGATGGCGGCGAATTCGCCACGCTCGGCCAGCTCGTTGAGGCCATGGCCGGCCCACCACCAGGCGGCGCTGCGAGCCGCCGGCCCGGGCTGTTCGAGGCGCCAGGGCTCGGTTTCCAGCGGCTCGCCGAGGGCCTCGCCGACCACCCGGTAGTTGGCGCGCCCGGTGACTTGCAGCAGGCCACGCCCGCGGAAGCGCCAGCCGTCGCCGGAGGCTTCGTCGCCATTGCCGTTGCGCGCGGCGTAGGCGTTATCGGCGATCGCCTGCGGGTTGCGCGCCAGGCGCAGCGCCAGGGCGTTGGGCTGGCCATCGGCGCCGCGATAACGGCCCGGCCAGGTCGCCGCCAGGCCCCGCGCGCTGTAGTTGAGGTTTTCCACCAGGCGGGTCAGCTGGGCGCTCTCGTGGCCGACCTGGGCGATGAAGGCGGCGCCCCGCGCCGGGGTGTCGATCTGCGCCTCGGCCATGGCCGCCTGCAGCGCCGGAACGAAAACGCCCGCGACGAGGCGGGCGTTGGGAAGAATGCGCAGCAGCTGCTGCTCGGTCAGTTTCATAGGCTCTCCTGCCGCTCGATGGTTTCAGCCGTCACCCTTGCCGCCGCGCCCGCCGTTGCATTGCACGGTAATGGTCCAGCCGCCGGCGTCGTAGGTGTGCTCCACCGAGTCGACGAGGAACTCGCCGTCGATCCCGGCCTTGAAGCCCTGCAGCACGATGCGCCGCTCGGCGTACAGATCGGCGCGCCCCGGCAGTTCCAGACGCACGCCGGCACTGGAGCGGTTGAAGCCCGCCAGGCGCGCCCTGGCCGCCTGCTCGGCCTCGCCGCGGCTGGCGTAGAGATGACGTTCGACGTGTTCTCCCCTGGCCGTGGCCGGTGCCTTGGGGTTCTTCAGTTCGACGCTCTGCACCTCGCCGCTGCCGGGCACCTGGTAGCGAGTCTTCACCGTCTTCATCAGGCTGCGGTCGTCATAGGTGACGTCGAAGCTGCCGACATCGCTCCGGCCCAGCACCAGCGGCTCGATCAGCCGCCCCGTGGCGCTCTGTCCGCTCTCTCGCGGCAGCACCAGCAGCATGCCCTCGGCCAGCTTGGCGGTGCAGTCGTATTGCCGCGCCAGGCGGGTGACGAAGTGGTAGTCGGACTCGTTGATCTGGTCGACCCGGGAGATCGCCACCTGCAACGGGCACTCCACCCGCCAGCCATTGCGCGCGCCGACATCGCGACAGACCTGCGCCAGGCTGGTGTTCTCCCAGCCGCCGCTGCGCGTGCTCTTGCCGCTGCCGCGCATGTCGCCGGCCTTGGCGGTGATGTTCAGGGTATCCGGCGGGCCGGACCACCGCAGGGTATCCACGGTGTAGCGGCCCATGCGCATCAGCGCTTCGCCGGCGTACCCCAGGTAGACCTCCAGCACCGCGCCGCGCCGAGGCAACGCCACCAGGCCGTCGCGGTCGTCGATCCTCAGGGTCAGGGTGTCTGACTCCATGCCAGGCTTGTCCAGCAAGGTCAGCCTGAGCAGGCGGTCATTCAGTCGCGCGGTGATATCGGTACCGTCGGCGACGATACGAAAACTCGGTTGCACCTGGTCTCTCCGGAAAAGAAAAACCCCGCCCGGGCGGGGTTGCGGGAGGCCGTCCGGTCAGTCCCACAGGCGTACCTGCGCGGAGTTGACCAGCGGCATGTCGGGGAAGCGGATCAGCAGGCCGGCGCGCAGCGGCTGGACCTCGTCGGCCAGGCCGGGGTTGGCCTCGAGGGTCGCCTCGACGCAACCCGGCAGGTGCCCGTATACGTGGTAGCAGAGACTGTCCAGCAGGTCGCCGTCAGCGGTTCGGCAGATCGTCGCCATAGCGCTTGAACTCCAGGTCGAAGGTTTGCTTGCGGGGAGCGCCATTGCCCAGCAGGGCGCTCTGGCTCTCGCTGATCCGCACCAGGCACCAGAGGCCCATCCGGACCTCGCCGTAGCCGCTGCTGAGGACCAGCGGTTCACGCCGCTCCGCCAGCTTGCGCAGTGCCTCGAGCTGCTCCAGGCCGACGACCTTCTGCTCGCCCACCTGCCGGCGCAGCGGGAACACCGCCCCCTTGAGCAGGATGTTCTCCTCGCCCAGGCCGACGCTCTGCAACGCCGGCCGCCGCCCGAGGCGCGCCTGCGCGCTCCAGTTGTAGGTGCTGGTGCGCTGCAACGTATCGAAAGCCGCGGTATCCAGGTTGAAGTAGAACGGCTGGCCATTGGCGGTCAGCGGCTGCAGAACCAGCAGGTGCGGCAGGGGTGCGACGCTCTCGCTCGGCGGGGTCGCGGTCGGGGCGAGCAGCCACGACGGCAGCACCCCGGCCAGGGTCGGACTGACGGCACCGGCGACCTTGCCGACCGCCTGGGTCGCCCTGTTCACCTGTACCTTCAGCGCGTCCAGACGCTCATCGACGCCCAGCAGCGCCCGGCTTGCCCGGTTGTAGGTGGAAACCACCCGGTTGACCTTGCCCTGCGCCTGGCCGATGCCGCGCATGGCGCGCTGTAGCCTGGCGGCCATCTCCGGCGACACGCCGGGCAGGTTCTCCAGTTCCGAGGCAGCGCCACGGATTTCGCTGATCGCGCCATTCACCGGGGCGACCACCTTGTCCAGATTCTTGCGTCCGGACTCGCCGGCCCGGCCCAGGTGCTTCAGGCCGGCCTGCAATTGTTCCAGGTATGCCATGGGGACTCCTTACACCACCATCGCCGGGTCGTAGAGGCTGCGTCGCTGCTGTTCGCCGGCGAAGTCGACGAGCATTCGTTGCAGGTAGGGCAGCAGTTCCTCGGCCAGGCGACGCGGTTCGTTCACGTTGCCTTGCACCGTCAGGTTGATCTGCGGGGCGAAGGTCCAGTTGGGTATCGGCGCGGCAGGCGCTGGCTGCGTCGCGACAGTGGCCTGGGCTTCGTTGCCCGTCCCGGCCTTGTCGAGCGGCGACGCCGGCGGCTCGCCAGCCAGGCTGCGCCCCAGGCTAGCGCCCAGTGCGCCGCCCCCCCAGGCTCCGATGGCGCCGCCAACCAGACCACCGATCAGGGTACCCACCACCGGCACCACCGAGCCAATGCTCGCGCCCAGCGCGGCACCAGCCAGGGAGCCGGCCAGGGAGCCGCCGGTTTCGCTGTAGGCGACGGTTTTCTCGCTGGCGGACATATCGCTGGAATAGATATCCGCTACATCGAGCAGCGACGACGCCACCTGCAACGGCGCGTTGCGGACCGGCAGGCGCGACAAACGCCCCAGCGAGGAGTACCCACTCCGCTCGGCGGCGAAGCCGAAGGAAGGAGTGGAGCGGGCCTTGATTCCGCCGCCCTTGCCTTTCCTTTGGCGAAGCGCCTGCCCTTGCTTCCGCGACGTCTGTCTTTTACCTGCGGAATCTGGCTGCTTCGGCTGGACGTCAGCCATGCTCGACAGCGGCCAGTTGGTCACGAACACCCGCTGCGCCTCGCTACCGCCCACATTACCGGCGGCCCGACCGAGAAGGTCGCCGACACCTCCTGCTGCGTGGCGTCCGAGCCGACCGCCGCGCAGCACATCGATGGCCCCGCGCCCGCCCTTGTAGAGCAGGTAACCGGACAACGCCGCGCCCGCGCCGGCGGTAAGGCCGGCCGCTTCCTGTGGATGCGCCTCGAGCAGCCCGGCAGTTGAATCTCCGAGCCTCGCACTCCACCTGGCCACGCTGTCGAGATACGGATTCAGGGCGCTGCCCAATGCAGTCTGCGCCCTCCCCCAACGCTCGTCGAGGACTTCCACAACTCCTCCGACGAATCCTTGCGACGCTCTGCATCCCGCTCCGAAGAGCCGGAGGAAGATGCCTGGTTCTCGAGCAGTGCCTGGAATTCACCACGCGACGCACGATAGGCTTCGAGTGCCGGAGAAGCCGAGCCGGCGCGGAGCTCGCCACCCCGGTCCCGATAACGCGCAGCCAGCTCCAGGCTGGCCTCCAGCGAGCTCGCCCCATCCTTTCGCAGAGCTTCCAGCTCCTGCTCGTAGTCCTTGCCATAGGCGCGCTCCAGGCTGCCGCTACGGACGAACTCCAGCCATGCCTTGGCCCGGGCGTCCGCCTGGTCCGGCGTGGCGCTCTTGGCCTGGATTTCCAGCAAGGCACCCAGGCGCCGATATCGCCGGACTCGACCTTCCCCGCTGGCGCCAAAGCCGGCAACAGCGCCGGAAGACGCTGCGCCAGCGCTTCGCTGCCGATCCGCCCCTTGCCCAGGGTGACCAGGCGATCGAGGGCCGCTGACAGTTGCTCCGGGCTGTCCGAGCCCTGGGCCAGCTGCAAGGCGCGAACCAGGCCCGCCGTTACCGCCGGTGCGATCTTCTGCCCGAAACCGAAGCGACCGGCCAGCCCCAGATTCTGCTGCGCAGCAGCGAAACCCATGCCGGTCGCGTTCAGGTCTTCCAGCAGGTTCAGCGCCGCCACGCGCCCCAGACCGGTTTTACCTGCGCTCTCCTGCACCCGGCTGGCGAGCTTCTTCTCCTGGATGTCATCCAGGCCATTGCGGATCGCCAGATCGCGCAGCCGCGCCTGATAGCCGGCAGCCGCCTTGCTCGCGGCCACGACCACCCCGGAAAACGCCGTAGCCAGCGGCAGGGCCCAATTGGCCTGCTCCAGTCGTTGCAGGCCACGCACCTGCATGTCCAGGCCACGCTGCATATCGTCCAGTTGGGCGTAGGCGGCGCTCGCTCCCTGGCTTCGATGCCGAGCCGCTTCAATTGCGCCTGGCGCTCGCGAAGCTGCCGGTCATGCTCTGCCACGCCTCGGTCGCCAACCTTGCGCATATCGACCAGCTCTTTTTCCAGGCGTATGGCGTCGCCCAGGACATCCCTCAGGCTGGCCGCCTGGCGGGAACGCTCCTGGAGGCTGTCGACCCGCGCCTTGACGGTATCGAAGGCCTTGCCCAGGGACGGATCAACGATGCCACCGATGGAAACCACCAGGTCAATGTCTTTACTCATGACGATTCGTCTCGTCTGTCTGTCGATGCCCGCTTGCGTGGGCCTCGTGAAGAAGCGCTGATGCCGCTCGCCAGGGCAGGCGGCGCCAGCGACTCAGTCCTCGCCCTCGGCGAGCCACCAGAGCAGGTCGCCCAGGGTCATGCGCTCCAGCTCGCTGGCCTGGAAGCCCAGCTCAGTGGCCAGCCGCCTCGCCAGCTGGCGCATACGCGAAGGCGTCATCCGGGTCTTCCTGCACCAGGCGAAAGTAGGCGCCCTGCAGCCGCTGGTAGTCGCTCAGCTTCAGCCCCTCCAGGTCCTGGCGGCTGACCTGCGCCAGCGAGGCGAACAACTGCAGTTCGCGTTCCTCGGCGTCGTCGCCGGCCACCTTGCCGGCCAGGCGGATGTCACGCACGGTGGGTGCACGCAGGGTCAGCGTGTCGACGCTGACCCCGTTGCACTGAGCCGGACGCGAGAGACGAACGATGGCGGCATCGGCATCCAGCGTCAGCCAACCCGGCTGTCGATTCTCTTGGGTCATGTCCGGAGCTCCTCTTACAGGCCGAGGTCGTTGCGCATGCCGGCCAACTGGTCGACGCCATTGATCGCGCGGACGCCATTGACCGGATCGATCTCGTAGACCTCGCGACCATCGATTTCCAGCTTGTAGTAGCTGACCGCGATGGCGTACTTGAACTCGGCCTTCTCGCCGGCCTTCCAGTCGCCCGGATCGACTTCCTTGAGCAGGCCGCGCAAGGTGGCCACGACCGGCACGCTGGCGCCCTTCTGGCCCTTGAAGGAGCCGCGGAATACGCCGTTGAAGGCGCTCTGGTCGGCCAGGCCGAAGAAATTCAGGGCCTCCCGGCGGGCGCCGTTGGTGGAGAACTTCGCCTCCAGCGCCTCCAGCCCCATGTCGATGGAGACCGGCGCGTCCATGCCACCGGCACGGTACTGTTCGGTCTTCACGGTCAGCTTGGGCAGGGTCAGCGACGGCACGTCACCGGCGAAGCTCACGCCGTCGACGAACAGGTTGGTATTGGTCAGGGTTTGCGGAATCATCACGGGCGCTCCTTAGGCGACGTCCAGAACTTCGGTGAGCCACTGATCGGTCACCTCGACACGGAAATTGGGGTTCTCGGCAGGCGGCACATCGGTGAAGCGGATGTTCCAGTACACCTTGCCCTGGGCCAGTTGGCTGGCAGTGTTCAGGTCCGGGTCGGCGTAGACCTCGAAGTTGATCAGCGCCCCCTGGTTCTTCAGGTCGCGCATGAAAGCGCGCAGGCCTTCGGTGACGTCCTTCACGTAGGTCCTGGTGATGCCGCGGTCGACCGCCCACTTGTGCCCGGCGAGGATCGCGTCCATCACCAGGTCCATGGTCCGCACGCGGGTGACGAAGGCCCACTTGCTGTCGCTGGATAACGTGCGGTTGCCCCACAGACGGTAGCCGTCATCGCGGATGATGGTGGCGATGTTGGCGTTGTTCAGCAGGTTGGCGCGGCAGCTCTCGTCGCCGTCGAGGAATTCCACCGGGCGGGCGGTGCCGGTGATGCCCTTGATTTCCTTGTTCGACGGCGAGGACCAGAAGCCGTACTCGGCGTCGGTCCAGGCGAACAGGCCGGCGGCATAGGCCGAGGCGGGGGCATCGACGCTGCCATTGGCTTGGACATCCCAGCTCTGGACGCCCGGGTCGACCAGGTAGAGGCGTTTGCTGCCGAAGTTCTTGGCGTAGGCGATTGCTGCTTCGTCGGTACTGTTCGGGCCATCTACGATCGCCACGGCACGCAGTTTCTCGGCCAGGCTGACCATGGCGCTGGCCACCGCCTGGCTCGCCGAATGCTTCGGTGCGACCAGCAGGCGGGGCTGAGCGTTGAAACGGCTCTTGCCATCCAGCAAGGCCTGAAGACCGGTGCGCTGGCCAGCGGCGGTGACACTGCCAATGATAGCGGACGCCTGCTCGTTAGCCTCTTCGACCTTGAGCACTCCGACCGCGACGATCACCGCCGAGGCTTGGCTATAGATGGCCTTGCAGGCCTTGTAGATCGACGAGCCGACACCGAACGCCGCAGCCGCCTCGCGCTCGCTGGTGATAAGTGCTGGCACATCGGGGATGGCAGTTAGGTCGGCGGAGGGAATGAAGGTATCAACCAGGCCGATGATTGACGAAGAAGGCAGCGAAATGGTGCGGGCACCGATATCGACGTTGGTCACGGTAACGCCGTGAAAGAAGCTCATTGATTTTCTCCAGACATAAAAAAACCGCCGCAGCGGTTGATGTGGTATTCAGACTGTTTATTCAAAGGCTGATGAAATGCATGATGGTGTTTGCGGTCGCTCGCTGCCCATCGGAAAGTCTTCAGTCTCCGGCCACTCACGGAGCCTTTGGCGATAGGAAAGCAGCTCATGAAACTCCACACTCGTTAAGGTGGTTTTTACCCCAAGCTCCAGTTCTTCACGATGCCGAATAGTAAAGCAGTCTGTTTTCAAAAGTTCTCCATCCCTCCATGCCCTTTCGCCAGCAGCAAGATCGAGAGGACTTCGACTCCTTTCCTTTAGAGAAAGGACTCCACCTGCAGACATCGATATCTCATTAGCACCAGACTGTCCACACAGAAGGGCTTTATGGGTCTCTTGATCAACAGGAACAGCATCTACAGGAACGCTTTGCAAATCAGAGTCAATAAATCCCGACAAGGAGTCACTATAATATATAGGCATTTATCAATATCCTATAGCAATTATATTCAAAGTCTGTATTCCGGTAAGTTCCGGGACTGCATTGGACACTTTCAGTCTCGATAGGCCGACAAACGAGGCCCCACAACGTCCAGCGTACCGTCCCAGCGAGGAGACATAGCTAGCCACGACAGAAAGACCTGCATTCGGAAAGGCAATGGGTAGCAATACCTCTGAATCGGAGTACGGAGACTCCAAACCAACCGCCATCCACTGAATAATCAAACCACTCGGCTGCTTGACATATCCGGCTGGAGAAAATGATTTCGGGTAGGCCGGCGAGACGCTGCTCACCACCCACATTTTTTCTTGATATTTAGTAACTTTAACCGAGGTTCCATTCGCCACCAGATAGTTCTTCGCAGACCCTTGCGTATTCTCGGGACTCAAATAGACATCGCCATCACGACGCTGCACCAAATTCACTGGGAATCCACTGAAGTTAACGACTTCGAAAGAACTTCCGACAGGCAACGAATCCATATCGGGAGGTGTCCAGGTCGAAGCAGCAGGGCTGGCACCCGCGACAATAACTTTACCGATATCAGCGGCCTCGAGTATCGCATCACCAAGAAAGTAGGCAGTTCCCGAGCAACTTCCCTGCGCCCTTCTCACAAACTCGGTGGTTGCGATTGAGGAAGACCTATCGGACACTGATAAAGTTGGCGCCTTTGGGTTACCCACAAAAAACGGAGAGTCCAGCGGTGCATAGGATTTCATGCGCAAGTCGACATACTCTCGCGTCGCCAGCACCACGCTCGGATCGATCTTCAGCTCCACCGCTCCAGTGCTGCTGACCACCAACACCATTCGCACCGTCTGGGTACGACCGCTACCCTCGGACAATTGCGGCTTGTACGAAGGCGCGCAGTTGGCATAGGCGATCAGGCGCCGCTGTCGTCGTACAAGCCCATTTCACGGATCCACCAGCCTCCGACGTCTTCCGGAATGACCTGCTCAGCGATGATCTGTGAGCCGTTCTTTGGATCGACGCTGAGACTGTTCAACGGAGCTCGGCGAACTTCATTGACCAACCCGGTGCGCGAGGCGTCCGGAGTCGGTAGGCTACCGCCACCGTCGCCTACCGCCAGGTGGGAGATTTTCAGGGTAGTGCCCAGGGCAGTGGCATTGGCCAACTTCCCGGCACCGATATTGGTTAGGATTGCGTAATAAGTCACGGCCATGGATAGACGCTCATGCTGTCGATGATGTGATCGTGCCCGGGCGAGCCATAGAGGCCCGCCACCTCGATCACCTCGGGTAGATAGGAGTAAACGGTGAGGATGTCGCCGTCATAGTGGCCGGAGCCGATATGCATCCATCCCTGGGTTTCAAGGCTGATATCCATGCCGACCAGATGGCGGGTAAGCGGCTTGGCATCGTCGATCAACCGCTCCACCTCTTCGAACATGACATCGGTGATACCGCTCTCTAGCACTCCGATGCGCAAGCGGAAGGTTCCTGGCGGCCCCGGCGGGTCGCTCTGCCACCATTCGAGTACCTCGATCAGGTAACCCAGCGGCTCGATCACTCGCCGCAACGCTGCGATCGTGCCCTTGTGCTGGTGGATGTGGAATGCAGCGGCGATCGCCTTGCGCTTGACTCCCTCGCTCCATCGTTCATCCCAGCGATCCACCGACCATGCCCAGGCCAGGTAAGGCAGCAATTCGACCGGGCAGCGCTGCGGATTCATCAGTTCGCGTAACGGCACCGGCAGATCGCTCGGCAATACGCTGGCCAGCGCACGCTCCAGCACGGTGGAATTGTTCGGCAACAGGCGGCTACTCATCGGAGCCCCCCACGCGGATCGAGTAGCCCGTACAATAGGCTGCCTGGGTTTCGTCCAGCACCATGTCCTGGCCAGGTGCGGACAATTCGACACGCTGTACGCCTTCCACATGCAATGCTGCGAACAGTGCGGAACGCCGGATATCACGACCCAGGCGCCGCTGGGTGGCGATATAGCCCTGCAACGAGGCCTCGGCTGCCTTGCGGATCAGTTCTGCCTCCGGCCCAGGATAAAGATAGAGCACTGCATCGACCCGATAGTCCACGATTCGCGCTGACTGAACGGTGACGCGGTCACCCACCGGGCGTACGTCCTCGTCGTTCAGAGCCCGCCGCACCGCTTCCAACAGCGGTTCGCCAGCCACTCCGTTGCCCTCCGTGGACAGTACTGACACCAAAGCCTCGCAAGGAGCCGGACTGATCGCCGAGACATCCGCGATGTTTCCGTCGGCGCCCAACGCATAGGCGATGTATGCGTTTCTTGGACCCGCTACGGAGAGTTGGTCGAAAGCCAACTGGGTGCGATTACGCAACGAGTCGTCGCTCTCCAGCATGCTTTCCTTCGGTGGAACGGCGTCCGGGTCGGCCTTCTGCACGACCAGACGATGAACGTTGTAGCCGGCCGCCAGTTGATCAAGATCCGCTCCGCTGGCATAGGCCAGCATCACCGCCCGCGCCGCGTCGTTGATCCGCGCTCGCAGCAACAGTTCGCGATAGGCCGCCAGTTGCAGGAGCTTCAGTACCGGATCGGACTCCAGCTCCGCCGTCCACTCGCCGGCCATGGCTGCGCGGAAGTCGCCGAGCAACTCCTGGTAGATCGCCTCGAAATCGAGGCTCTCGATGACCTCGGGTTCCGGCAGTTGGGAAAGATCGATGATCACGCCGATATCTCCATGTTGATGTCTTCTCCTTCGAAGACGCCGCTCAGGAGCAGCCCCACGCGCCCCTCGACGACCGCCACGACGCGCACGGAGGACAGGGCGATGCGCGGCTCCCAGCGCCCCAGTGCGCGGGCCACCTCGGCCTGCACCGCGCTTTTCCAGCCCTCGCTCAGCGGCAGGTCGACCATCCGCCGCAGCTTGCTGCCGTACTCGGGGCGCATGCGCCGGCTGCCCAGGGGCGTGGTCAGGATGTCCTCGATGGACTGTTTCAGATGGGCCAGGCCGGACAAAGGCTGGCCGCTGCGGCGATCCATCCCGATCATCGCCCCGCCTCCCGCTCCGGCCGTGCCGCGCCGTGCCTTGCCCGGCGCGGCGGTGGATGTTGCCCATGGCGAACTCCGCAAATGAAAAGGCCCGCTCGCGCGGGCCGGATTGAAAGGACGGCGGTGCGCCCGGAAGCGCCCGCCCCGTGCTCAGTGGGTGTGGTGGTTACTGTTGCCGGAGGTGTCGATGATCGAGCCGCCACCGAGGATGTCGCCGCTGACCTTCAGCGGCCCGGCGATCTCCACCGCACCCTGGAGGCTGATCTTCGCCGCCTCGGCGCGAACCTCGGCATCGCTGACCAGCACCCGGCTGGCACCGGCCTTCACCTCGACCGTGCCGCTGGGCACCTCGATGCGGTAGCGGTGTGCGGACCAGTCGTAGCTCAGCGAGGCGCCATCGTCGAACCGCCAGGTCTCGCGACTGGCGCTGCTGTCCGGCGCCGCGCCGGCATCGCCGTACAGGCCGGGAATGAAGGTCCCCATCGCCACTGCCCCCGACGGGCTGAGCAGCACGCCCTGCTCGCCGAGGCCAGGCGCAGGCGCCCGTCCACCAGCACCGCCAGCGCGCGCCCCTGGGCCTCCTCGGTCAGCGCGGCCAGGCGACGGGCAGCCTGTTCGGTGAAGGTGACCTCGACACCGGGGCGGCCGTTCTGGTCGTAGAGGACTTCGGCGCGCAACACATCGGCCTGGGTCAGGCTCGGCTTGACCGCCACCAGCAACGCCTTGCCCTGAGGGTCGGCCAGGGTGCGGAACGCCGCGGAAGGCTTGCTGGCGGTGGCGTAGACCCCGAAGCTGTGCTGTGGGATCGGCAACGGATCGCTGGCGCAGGCGGCCAGCAGCAGCACCAGGCCCAGCGGAAGGAATGCGAGTGTCGAGCGTTTCATGATGAGTACTGCAGGGAGCCGGAGCGGGGCGTCCGCCCGGACGCCGCCACCCATGATAACGCCGCCCGCGTCGGCCGGGCGAGCGGGCAGCTGCGCGAAGCGACGATTGTCTAGACTGGCGGAAATTCACCCGTCTTCCGCGAACTGGTATGATGCGCGCCTTTTCGAGCCGTATGAACCCCACGCAGGCCGCCGCGAGGCCCCTGGCGTGCGTGGGTCGTTTCATGCGGCTCGCGCATTTTCGGGACTCAGCCGTCTGCCGGGATCGCTCGCGATACCACGCCGACGAGACAGCGATGCATCGCCCGCCACGCGGAAATTTCGGTTTTCCCTGGCCGGCGGCCGGCTCCCGGGCCTCCGGCAGCGGCCACGCGTCATGGGGATCGTTGCAGAGCACATTCAGGGGAAACCAAC